ATCTTTTATAAGCTTGAAATACAGCTTGAGATTGTAAACTAGCTATTAAATTATAGGTTGTATTAGCTATAAAAAATAGGTCAGCTATCTTTACCTATATTTGTAGACTAGAATGATTCTAATTCGCAAGGGGTGTACCATGTGCCATAGGGGGTGGGGTGGGTATAGTATATACTTCACGCACAAAATGGAGAGATTAGCTTGTAAACTAGATAGAAGTCGCCCAGCTACAAAGATTCGCATAAAGACTTGCTATATTGCTGGACTGACCCAGAGAGATATAGGTGCTTCACCCCCTGGAGAGTAACTAATTATATTATACAGGTGGTCCTGCATTTGTCAACTCTAAATAAAAATAAATAATTTCTGTTGTCAACTAGCTGTAAACTTGTTATAATAAAATCATGGTACAAAATTACTTACCTTCATTAGATGGCAAGAGAAAACTTACTGAGCAACAAGAGAAGTTTCTAGCAGCTCTATCTTCAGAAGCTAAAGGAGATATAAACAAAGCTTTAGACTTAGCAGGATACAAACCTGGTGCTTCTTATGCAGTAGTCAATAGTCTGAAAGATGAAATCATAGATGTTGCCACAAAGATTCTAGCAAAGTCAGCTCCACAAGCTTCAAATAAATTAGTAGAGATATTAAATAGTGATGACCCTATACCACAGGTCAATGCTAAACTTCAAGCAGCCCAAACCTTATTAGATAGAGTTGGTGTTGCTAAGAGAGATAAGCTAGATGTTACACATAATGTTGGTAGTGGTATATTTATTTTACCAGAAAAAAAAGAAGTAATAGAAGCAGAAGATGTAGAGGTAATAGATGAAGAGAAGAAATAGTTCTACTATACCTTTTGGTTATAAGTTACTAGAAGATAATAAAACTTTAGTAAAGGTTGATAAAGAAGTATCAGCATTGAATGAAGTTAAAGATGGTGTTAAGTCAGGTGCTTTTAGTTTAAGAGGAGCAGTTGAGATATTAGAACATCAAACTGGGCGAAAGTTGTCTGCAATGGGATTGAAAAAGATTATTGACAGAGAACCTGAGCAAGAACCAAATGGATTGTTAAGTAGAGATGACAAGGCAGTATAATTATAGCATTGACCAGAAAGCAAAGATGGCTGCTAGGAAAGCTGTCAAAGAAAAAGAAAAAGAAATTAAAAGATTAAAAAAGAATCTTGAGAATAAAACGACTAGACTTAGAACTAAGAAAGAAGCTCTAGGTGTAGTTCAAAGAGCAGAGACTGATAAGGTATCTACTAAAGGTACAGTTATGAGTGATAATCAATATGATACTCTGCCAAAGAAAGTTAAAACTCTTTTAGAAGAAGAGAAAGATAGAATTGTATTTAAACCTAATGGAGGTCCACAAACAGAATTTCTTGCAGCAGGAGAGCAGGATGTTTTATATGGTGGAGCTGCAGGTGGTGGTAAGTCTTATGCAATGTTAGTTGACCCATTAAGGTATATGCACATCAAAGAACATAGAGCTTTGTTATTAAGAAAGTCTATGCCTGAGTTAAGAGAATTAATAGATAAGTCTAGAGAACTTTATCCTAAAGCATTTGCAGGTGCAAAGTTTAGAGAAGTAGAAAAGATTTGGAGATTCCCTTCAGGTGCGTCATTGGAGTTCGGATATTTGGACAGAGATGCTGATGTATATAGATACCAAGGTCAATCCTATACATGGATAGGTATTGATGAATTAACTCAGTATCCTACAGAGTTTCCCCTTCAATATTTGCAATCACGATTAAGAACAACTAACAAAGATATAAAATGCTTTATTCGGTGTACTGCAAACCCTGGAGGTGTGGGAGGTAACTGGGTTAAGAAAAGGTATCTAGACCCAGGACCTCCAAATGAAAGTTTTATAGGTAAAGATAAAATAACTAGAAAGTTTATACCTGCTAAGTTAGATGATAACCCATATCTAGCTGAAGATGGTAAGTATGAACGAATGTTAGAATCATTACCACCAGTACAAAAGAAACAATTACTAGATGGTAACTGGGATGTTTCTGAAGGTGCAGCATTTGTAGAATTTGATTATGATACACATTGTATTGACCCATATGATTTACCTAAGAGATGGGAACGATTCAAAGGTATTGACTATGGTTACGCATCAGAGTCTGCAGTAGTATGGGCAGCATTAGACCCACAAGATGAAACATTAATTATTTATAGAGAATTATATCAGAAAGGTTTAACAGGAGAAGACTTAGCTAAGAAAATTTTTGAATACGAAAGAGAAGATAAACTATCTGTTAGTGGTGTGTTAGATAGTGCAGCTTGGGCAAGAACTGGAACAACTGGACCGACTGTTGGTGAAGCATTAACAATGGCTGGACATAAACTTAGAAGAGCTGATAAGAATAGAATACAAGGTAAGATACAAGTACATGAAAGATTAAAAGTAAATAGTAAAGGTAGACCTAGATTACAAATATTTAAATCATGTCCTAACCTTATAAGAGAATTACAGGGTATTCCTGTAGACCCAAACAAACCAGAAGATGTTGACACTAAAGCTTCTGACCATGCATATGATGCACTTAGATATTTAATTATGTCTAGACCTAGAAGTATAACTTCTTATGAGCAAATGCAACAGATAAAAAAGTGGACACCATCTGACCCAACATTCGGATATTAAATGAAAATGCTAGATAGTGAATTAAGAGAAACAGTAATAAAAAGTTTAATAAGACACGCAGAAGGAAGTATAGAAAAACATTGTACTAATATAGAAATATATTTAAACAATCCAGTAGGTGTCGGAGAACATTCAGACATATTAGAAACTATAGAAAAAGAATTAGATATGGTAGCTAAATACGAAGACCAAATAAATGTATTAAGAAAATATTTTAATTAATGCCTTTATATACTTTTAGAAATAAAGATACAAGAGAAGAATATGATAAGGTAATGTCATATGAAGAGTTACAAGAATATTTAAAACAAGAAAGTATAGAACAAGTATTTAAGATAAACATATATAGATATTCAGACAACAATGGTGCAAAGGACCAGTTTACTGAATGGGCTAAAGACTCAAATGTAAATGGTAATGGTGGATTTGAAACATATGGAAAAGCCATAACCGATTATGATAGGAAACAAAATGACAAAAAGAAAAATAAAAATAAATCCTAGAGCTAAAAGAGAAATAGATAGATACCCTCTAGTTTCTGTATATTGGCTCGACATTTGCTCAGATTCTTCATGGCAATCTATTGAGGGCTGTAAGAAATCAAAGCTTCCTATTTGTGTAACCAAAGGACATTTATTAACTCAAAAAGCTGGTATTACTAGAATATTTGGTGACTACTCTTTATCTGATGAAGGGTCAGGTAAGATTGAGGAGATAGGAAACACAACTATAATTCCAAATAGTGTTATAGTTGAAATAAAGAAAATAAGTTGACAAGGGTATAGAATATCTGTATTATTACAGTAAGGGGAATTATTTATGGAATACAACAATGTTTCTTCTATGGATTCTGAAATGGATGAAAGAGAAGATAAGATAGAACCTTTAGTAGCTGAGATTAATAATAAGTTTAAAGCTGCATCTGATAAACGACAAGATGATGAAGACAGATGGCTTCAAGCTTATCATAATTATAGAGGTAAGTACTATAAGAATATTTCGTTTACTGAAAGAGAAAAGTCTAGAGTATTTGTTAAAGTAACTAAAACAAAAGTATTAGCTGCTTATGGACAAATTATAGATGTATTATTTGGTACAGGTAAGTTTCCATTAATAATTCAAGAAACAAAAATTCCTGAAGGCATATCTGAATATGCTCATTTAAATCCTATGAAAGAAAAAATGGGTGATGAGAATATGCAACCTACTCCAAGTATAGAAGGTAATATGGATTATATGCCTGGAGAACAAATGCAAGAACCTAATATGGGTTTAGGTTTTCCTGGTGATGGAAATGAATTAGCTCCTGGTGCTACATTTGATAGCTTAAATCAAAATGCTGAATTAGGTTCATTACAAAATAAATATGAAGAAGCAGAATTAACTGATGGTCCTGCACCTCAACCTGAATTTCCTCAAATTAAACCAGCACAAATTGCTGCAAGACAATTAAATAAATTAATAGAAGACCAACTTGATGAATCAGATGCAAATATTATTTTACGAAATTCAATATTTGAATCTTGTTTATTAGGAACAGGAATAATTAAAGGTCCATTTACATTTAATAAAACTTTACATAGATATAATATGTCAGGTAATGGTAATTCAAGAGAATATGCACCAGAGTTTGTTAAAGTACCTAAGATAGAATTTTGTAGTGTATGGGATTTTTATCCAGACCCTAATGCAAGAAACATGGATGAATGTGAATATGTAATTCATAGACA